TAGTTCTCGTTGACGATTGATGTGTCGTATACCTTCAAGCACAGAGAAGTCTTGTTCAGACAACTCAATCGCCCGTGATACTACTGCTACCATATCGGGATGAACACCCGAAAGTTTTTGTTTACTACGTGTTCCTAATTGGTATCCCATAATATCCTCTTATGATGGTTTAGTAGGCCAAGTTGGGTTGGCAGGGTCTGTTGTGTTTGCTGGTAGGTCACGTAAGGCTTGACGATACGTGGCCCACTCTTGTTTCTTAGTGTCAGTTAAAGGGCTGTCTGGTGATTGCGTCCAATCGGATGCAGTAAGTAGGGACTCACGGGTACCTTTAAGTAAATCCCAAGCTAAATCTAGTTCACGTTGCCCAATCTCAGCGTCCGATATTCTTACAAGAGAACCACTGACTATTTTGTAGTTCTCAATATCAGACGGAAAGTCCATCCATAACTGGACATGATTCTCGGATATACGCTGATCTATTAACTCAGAAGATTTACCGCAAGAAACTATGTTTCCATCTGCATTATGTACAATATAACTATTCATCTTTTCAACTTTATTAGTGTCATACGTATTTGGTTAGCTGTTACACTAGCACCAGTGTCGTAGTTCTGGGATGGTTGGAAAGTTAAAGTAACCGTACCACTAGATGTAGCAGTAAATATACCTGACAGAGTACTACCACCGTGAAAGCTATTAGTGGGCTTATTAGCATGAAAAAGTATTGACATACCTGCACCATTAAGAAAAGCATGTTGATTAACGGCAAGTACTGATGATGTTGAATTAGAATACCAACCAACAGTAATTATACCCAAAAACTTATCACCAGAAACCCCAGACGCACTAACACTAGCTAGAGTAGAACCTGCACCAGTGCCAAATGAAATTGTCCCACTAGCAGTGTAAGAGGTGTTTACATCAGATATAGCCGAGCCTTTCACTTGCGCTGTATCAACACCGCCAGACTTAATGATGAGATTACCAGAGCCATCACTATCTAGTGTAACATTGTCGATCTGAATTTGGTTGGCTGTCAGTGTACCACGGATAAATGCAGCACCAAATTCTGCCGTGTCATTGTCTCGCCTAATCTGCCAACCCTGAACGCCAGTTTGGAAATTGTCACTTTCAAGTGTTGCCGTCACCTGAATAGCATTTAATACTGTGCCAAAACTAACCGACACAGTGCCAGTTGTTCCGTCCTTAGTTGCAGTAAAACTGGCCGACCATTCGTAAACAGACGTGTCGGTTATATCAACAGATGGCTGCGTTTGCGACCAGTTAGACGATAGACCTGTCAATTCACCAGTTGAAAAGTTAAAACCAGTCGCACTGGGGGACGGCGGCGTTCCAGATTGAAGGATTTGATAGTATACACGACCTGTCGCTACAGTATCACCATCGTCACCATCAATACCTACACCATCCTCACCATCCTCACCATCCTGTGGATCAGCCTCAGTTGTCACTGGTCCTGTACCAGCAGAAAATCCAGAGGGATTACCTGTAAAGTCTAGTGCCTTTAGGAAGTAGTATCTGGTAGTACTTTCTGGTAGACCACCATGCACAAATTCTGTTGCAGCAGTTGATCCCAACAAAGTAGCACCAGACGTTGTGTTACTAGTGTTTACATAAACCTGAACTTCTTTGAAGTCATTGTCAGTTGGGTTCACCCAAGATATAAAGTTAGACCTATACCCACCAGAACCACTTACACCAGTAGGTGCAGAAGGTGCTGTAGTATCTTGTGCAATAGTTACAGTCGTCGTAGAAATATCAGACTGTATGCCTAGTCTGTTACGAGAACTAATACGTAAGTCGTATGTAGCACCTACCTCGACACCAGTAATTCTAGAATAAAGGTTAGTGGTTATCAGAGACTGGTAATCTGTTTCACCAGTACGTTTCCATTCTAGCACGTAATCGTTTACATACTTAGCATCCGTTACTGTCCAAGCTACCTCTGCATTAGCAGTTGTGGTACCATCAGACTGGATTATAATCTCTGTAGTAGGTGTACCATCGAAGCTAGGTTGAGGTGCATAGTTATATCTAGGCAATGTTGTGTTGTTGGTTGAGAAGACACTAGCTTCTGCATTCCAGTCGTATGCATCTTCTGAGTTCTCTTTTAGTGTCAGGTCAACCTCTAGGGCTGCACCTTCACCATAAGCAAATTTCCACGATACAACCTCAAAGACTTTCTCATTCCAACCCATGCGTGAGTTAGTTAGCTTAATATTGTCGCCAACCCTAGCTTGGAACGCTTTAAGACCAAACCTAGCATTAACAACAATTTGTTCCCTAGTTCTAAATAAGGTTTGTTTAGCTATACGTTGGGCTTGAAGTAAGTCAGTAGTAAATGGTAGTGGAAGTTCTAGTGTATTTCTTACTCCACCGTCCTCTGCTTCTAAGACAGAAGATGTTACCATTGGGTAGTCGGTAGGTATGAAGTCTATCTCTGAGGATGTGCTTGGATCAGTAAAGTCAAACTCAGCGGATACCTTACCTGTAACAGAGTTATATAGATCACGACGAGAAGTCTTAGTATCTATAGACATAGGGCCACGTAGGTCACCCTCGTCAAACACAGGGCTGATAGGTGTACGATACTCACCTACACGTAGAACCCACTTACCTTGAGCATAGAATAAAGAACCTGCACAAGACGAAAGCATGGCAGGTATAATCTCTTGAGGTGCCATGTCCCGTGTAAATACGCCATTTAGATTATAGCGATCATTCAACCAGACAGCCTCGCCCTCTGAGTATTCTGTAACTTGTTCTTCACAGATGTCAGCTTCTGTAGCCCATTCTACATCATCAATTTCATCATAGCCAACATTGAGGCCATGCTCTTGAGTTAGGTAGTCTAGAATACATAACGCAGGGTTATTGCTATATTCCCAAGTGGACTCAGTAGTCTTTCTGTGTGTGGATACTCCAAGACTTGCATCATAAGCGTCAGATGTGCTATCTTTACGAGGGTCATATATCTTACGTCCTTTTACGACAGCATTGATTGTAGGGATACCGTTGGTAAATACTTTCTGGTTGTACTCAAAGTCAGTAAATAAGAATGATGTACCGTTACCAGTGAAGTCTGTAGAGTTTACATCTGTAGAGTTATCTGTAAGTACGTACAGGTCATTTAAAGCTGTTGTATTGTTAGAGCCATTACCCTTAAATACTTTAATTACCTGATTAACGCCATCTTTCCAATCAGGGTGATCAACAAGACCACCAGTAGCCACACCCCCGCCAACATTAGCTTTAGCAACACGTGTGTCGTTAATGTAAATGTCTTCAATCTCTTCGACAGGATGTCCCGCAATACAGATAACCTGTAATAGGTTACTGTTGTTGTCTACACTTTCGATGTATGTAATAGCACCGCCGACACGGGTACGACCGTAGATCACCTGCTTAGGTGAGTCTGGCTGTAGTCGGTTGCTTAGGTCTGGGCTAGAGGGTGTAGGTAAATCAGGTGTTAGCTGCTTCAAGGCCCACATAGTACCAGCAGTGTAGATAGCGTAAGCTGCAACTGTGGCATAAGATATAGCAGCACCACCAGCAAAAAGTGTTGATATTGTACCACCAGCGGCAAAAGCTGTCCCAGTACCTATACCCGCAGCCACCAAAGCATTAGCAATAACCGTAGGCATCTTATACAACTTAGAGTTAGGACTTAGGAACGTAGTCCCTCTTGCCCATGCGCCAAATTCATCTCTCATTTTTCACCCCATGCAAACTGTATTTCGTCTGTTGGTATAAATTGTAATTCTCTAGTCCCGACGAAAACGGAACTATCACCTAGGCATATACCAAGGGCAACTCTTGTAGTGTTGTTTCTAGACCACTTAGATGTACCGACTAAATTACCGTAAGCTACTTGTGATGTAGGCACTCTGTTTAGCTTCTCGTCTAATGCTTCATGTAGTTCGTTGTAGCCAAACTCTTGTTGCATCTCTTCTTTGGACAGAGGTCTATATCTTTCGTTGTAGTACCTGTCGTACCACTCGTCAGCATATCCCTTACCAGTCATCTTACGCCAAGCTACATTGGTGAATACAAAGCAGTCATGTACACCCCAAGAGAACCTATTGTATCTATTCTGGTCTATCCAAGTTGTCAGGTTGTGTTTCCAGTCGGGTAACATTTACTTCCATTCTACTCGTTTATCTTGAATGTCTGTTAAGAAGTCAAAGAACTTATCACCTGAATTACCACTGATACTCTGATGACTTGCTTTAGTGTATCTGGCAACCCTTGGTCGTTCTAGATCAATCAGTCTGCTTTCCACACTAAGTGAAACGTCAACAGTATCTGCTGATTCATTGATGGTCATAACATCCATGTAACCTGAGAATACTTCTGCCATGTTAGCCACACCTACAATACCTAGGTATAACTTAGCTTCACGACCTTGGTAGTTCTCAGACAGGGCAGCAGATAGAATACTACTGTTAAGGCCGTTTAACGACAAGCTAAGACCTTGTGCTGATAAATCAAGAGCCTCTGAGGGTTCACCTATCTGTAGTAGGTTACCGACACCAATATAGGTATTTGTCGATCCATTCTCAGGTGTAAGGGACTTACTGCCAATACCCGTCCATAGATATATGGGAGTAGAAAATTGTAGTTCTAAGGCATGGAATAACTCAACTTCACCCTCAGTGAGTTTAGCAACCATACCTGTCGGTAAAGTACGGCTCATATTGCTTCTATTGCTCCAAATGTTATACCATAGAAACTGGCATCGTTGACAGACCAGTTGGTGTCACTACTAGCTAGACGAAACTGACCTTGTGGTGCAGATAGGTCCACATTTAAGTTAGTATATGAATCTCTAAGTGCTGGCCATATTTCCATACTTGATGGACTGCTTGTCCCAACGTAGTCTACTAAAATTTTGTGTAGTCGGTATTTACCACCTGATACTATACCAAAGTAGTCACCAGCTTTTAGAGTTCTACCACTAGTTACAGTAGCGTTAATAGTACGATCACCAGTACCCCCAGTAATTGTCATACCTGTAGCTGTACCCCTTGGTTCAGCCGCTGTTGGATCGCTAAGTCTAAAGGTACCATATTGACCTCTTAGGCTCATCAGGAAGGCTATCCATTGCTCTGCGTCATCACGTTTCATAGGTGGTAAAGATACATCAGCAGTCCACATCTCACCAGCATGAGCATGTACTTGCCCTTCAAATGTAAATGGGGACTGACTGTATGCTACTGCATTGACTGCATGTAACTCAATAGAGGCTATACCTGTATGTGTCGGTAAGTTTAGTGGGTAAGTAATAGCCATTATGCAAAGTTCCTTCCATACGAACCGCCTCGACGTTTAGCATCAGCAACGGCTGCTTTAGATGCCTCTGCAATCTGTGGCATTAAGGACTTGATCTCAGTACGTACAGTTTGTTGTACACCAGTAGATACGTTGATGTTCTGTACGACAGTAACTCCACCGCCACCCTCGACACCAAGTTTACCATCAGGTCCACGTTTCAGTGGCATGATAGCCTCTGGTCCAGCTTCACCCATAAGTCCCATACCGTTAGCCATTGGGAATACAGTAGGTCCATTTACGACACCCCCCGAAGCGAATGGTGTAAGTTTGCCACGTGACATAACACCACCATCTGCTGCTAGTAGGAATGACTTGAGGAACGACACTGCTGGGTCAATAGCCAACTCTTGGTAAAGTTGCTTGAGAATGCTTGACATGAAGGACTTAAAGGCTTCATCAGCTTTCATTGTGCCATCTACAATATTCATTAGCATGTCTTCAAAGGCATCACCTATGGTGTCTATAACTGCACGTTTCTTCTCTAACTCTACAGTTTGGTCATATAAAGCCATTAGACGTGCCATTTCTTTTTCGTCTACAGACACTTTTAGTTGTGCGGCTTTATCACGAAGTTTGAACTCGTATTCGTTACGTGCAATTACTTCATCTGTTAAGAGTACGTTCTTTTTCTTTAGTTCTAATTCTGCACCTTGCTTACGTAAGAACTCTTCGTATTTGTCTTGATCACTCTGTGCTGATCTTCCAGACTTAGCAGCATCACGTTGACGTTTAGTCTCTGCTGCGTTCCCTGCAAGGACTGTCTCAAGTTCGTTGATTAGTGCGGTTGATCTCTCTTTTTCAGCTTGAATAAGTTGAGTATCAACACCAGCCTCAACCATCTTATCTATCTTCTGGCCTTGCTGCGACCTGAACCCAGCTATTGCCTTAGCTGTTGCAACATCAGCACCAGTAGCCAAGGCTACAGCTTCTGCTTTAGCTTTAGCAAGAGCAGTCTCTAAGCCATTGCCAAAGTTCTTCATTGAATTAAGTGCAGCTTCTGCTTTTGCTAATGCTTTGGCTAGTTCACTTGCCTCATCTTTAGCTAACTCAAGTTCATACTTTAGTTGTACAGCTTCTTGTGCAGACCTAATAGCAGCATCCAAAGACCTCTGCTGTTCAGTTGTAAGAGCCTTACCTTCTGCTAGTTGCATAGCTTTGTTAGTAAGTATCTCAGCAGCTATCTCTTTTTCTAGTCGCATAGCTTGTGCTAAGTGACCTTGCTGTTTAAGAAGATCGGCTTGTGCCTTTTTGGCATCAAGGTCCCTGTCTTGCTGTAAACCTAGTAATTTTTCTGTTAGTTTTGCCTCAATTTCAAGTGCATCATTCTTATCTTCTTGTTCATCTACAAGGTTCTGAGCAATGTCTTGTAATGCTTGAAGATCGCCACCTGCAATTTGAATAAGCCTGTCGATATAGTCTTGTTCTACATAAGATAACTTATCTAGGTCGGTAATGACCTTTACAAACATTTGATCTAGTTGATCTTTTGTTTTTATAGATGCGTCATCAAGTTGTGCAAGTATTCCTTGGACTTCAGCAACCCTATCTTTAAACTGCTGTGAGCCAGCTATAAACTTGCCACTCTCTTCATCTGTAGCAAACATACCACCAGCAAGAGATTCAGTAACAGACATAAAGCCATCAATGCCACCAATTTCTTTTTTGAGGGCTTTTATAGAAGATTGTAACTCAAGTCTATTATATGTCTCAAGTATTACACGGAATTTTTCATCTACAACATCAAGAGCATTAGCTAGGTCCAAGTCGAACACTTCGGCTAAATCTCTTACTATTTGCTCTGTTTCTTTAAGACCTGATATAGACTGTTGTAGAGATTTAGTTTCACCCCTAGCTGCCATCATTGAAGTACCTAAAGCACCCAATGCAGCAATACCAAGACCGATAGATGCACCCCAAGGTCCAGCAAAGAATGATGCTAACTGAGAACCCTGTTGCGAAATTGCAACAAATGGGTTTA